GAAGACTTCTCACCAGAAGATTTCGTAAATCAATTTGGATACAACTCCTCGTTTCCACAAGTCGTATATCACAGTCAAAAAATCGGAGGCATGAAAGACACTGTCAGATACATGCTGGAGCACAAGATGGTATGACGGGCATCAACAGAGGTTTTGAGATGATGATTCCTAAGGCAGTCATCAAACCCAAACCTCTTTTTTATTATAGACTAAAATTTAAGTTGATGAAACGAGTCTTCTCGTTCACAATAGACGTTTCAAGAGGTCAAAATGATTGAAGGTTATCTCGCCACCATTCTGACAGGGTTCGCCCTTCTGCTTGGCTTTACAATTGGTTGGTTGAGTAGTGAAAGGTTTACAGCTTACATGTCTTATGAGTCACATGAGTACGATGAACTCTTTGCAAAGAATCCTCATCCAGAACTCTTCACTGAAGATGGTGAACTGGATAGAGGAGAGTACATCAACATCCAATTTGATCCTGGATACGATCCAGAGCAATTTGATCCAGATGACATTATTGACATGACATAGACATCAGGAGGGTTGACACCCTCCTTTTTTTGTGTCATACTAAGAGAGACAACAAGGGAAAACTCTCATGAAAAACTTTTACTGGATGACTCCACAATGGGCTAAAGACTTATTCAAGCCTAAGAATAAAACAAAATTAATCATCAATGCCTACAAGGAAGATGATGGGTGGTACTTTAATAAACCCCTTTACATTACCTGGAAAGAATCACTTTGTTTTGATTCTGCTCTTGAGGAATTAGCTCAAGGAAAGACCAAGATGAAGTTGATCATCTCATCTAAGCCTGTTGAAGGCTGGGAAAAGATGGGATGGTTTCAATCAGATCCCTGTTGGCCTGAGGCTAACATTTACATCTGGAAGGATCATGACATCTGGTTATGTCCCTGGGCTCAATGGTGGTTCGGAGAGGTGGCTGAGTATCTTTGGTTCACTACGGAGGGTTGACACCCTCCTTTTTTTGTCTTATAATAAAGGGATAAGAAACCAAGAGGAATCACCTCTTATTATTATGGCTATCCTAGTAGACGCAAATCAGATTGCGATCTCACATCTAATGGTCCAACACAAGATCGACGATGGAATCAACATCAATAAGATTCGATTCTCAATCGTTCGTGTTCTAGGACGTATCGCACGTCAGTTTAAAGATTATGGTGAAATGATTCTTTGTTATGATGACAAGAAGTATTGGAGACGTGAAGTGTTTCCTTTCTACAAAAAGAATCGTAAGCAAGAACGTGAAACCTCTAAGTATGATTGGGACGAGGTGTTTTCCGTACTAAATATCATTAGGGATGAGGTAAAGACAAACTTTCCTTATCAAGTCATTCAGGTTGATGGAGCTGAAGCAGACGATGTAATTGCATCTATCTGTATCTTCAATCAGAAGACAGACAACCCTGAGCCAATGCTTATTCTCTCTGCTGATAAAGACTTCATTCAGCTTCACAAGCACGAAGCAGTTAGTCAGTACGATCCAATTCGAAATCGTTGGATTGAGAATGAGAACCCAGTCCAATACCTTCAGGAACACATCATCAAAGGTGATCGTTCAGATGGTATCCCAAACATTCTGACTTGTGATGACGCCATTGTCACTGGCAAGCCTCAGAAGAAGATGAGTAAAGAGAAGATAGCTTCTCTGGCGAGCATGAACCCACAAGATTTCACAAATTTTATTCGTCTTCGTAACTGGAAAAGGAACTCTGTTCTGATTGACTTCACCAACATCCCAGAAAATGTTGTCGAAAGAATCCTCACAACCTATCATCAAGACGTTGAGAGAGATTCAATTGACATCAATTATTTTGTAGAACACAACATTGGAACTCTCATTGAGGAGTTCAGCTGATTATGCCAAGACCAACACGTCCAGTTCTCCCTGTGGAGAAGACACTAATCTCTGAGGTTCTTCAGAGGGTGTCTAATGCCAAGAATAAAGATGAGAAAGTAAAACTTCTTATTGATTATAAGTCCCCAGCACTGACAAAGATTCTTCTTTGTAACTTTGCTAAGAACATTCACTTCCTGTTCCCTGATGGTGAGACACCATACAAGGAACTTGATATGCCAAAAGGAATTGAACACCAACTTCTGTTTCGTGAGCATCGTCTGATTGATAAGATGATCAAGAAAGAGATTAACGGAGTTGTCTATTATGGATGCTCTGGCCAGACACGACCATCCATTCAACAATTAAAGAAAGAAGCTCTTTGGATTCAACTTCTTGAATCACTTCACGCTGACGAAGCAGAGCTGTTAGACTTAATCAAAGATAAGAAACTCACCACTCGTTACAAAATCACCAAACAAAATGTCATCGACGCCTTTCCAGAACTCGGACTCCAAAATCAATAAGAAGAAGGTTTATGATCTGATTTCACAACTGAAAATTTACATTCAGATGTTGGAATCAGAACTTGCTTGTACAAGTCCTGTAAAGTACATGAACAATCCACATCTCTATGAAGAGATTAAATTATTTGAAGAGTGGTATCACGATGAGGACAACCAATTAATTGACTAATCTATGTCTCTAGGAAAGAAAACAATTAAAAGAGTACAAAATGTACTCAAAGACGATCAGAAGCGTAAGCTTTATACTGAGGCAGAGCTTCTCTACATGGAGAAGCAACTTGTCCTCTTAAAAGAATTGAGGAAAACACGTGTCCAAGAACGAAAAGAATCAAAAGGTTTCTCTCCAACCTAACAAAAAGGACTATCAAGGTCCTCTCTACGCACCCCATCCCGACCTACAGAATGAGCAACGTAAAACTGATCGCGACAACAACAGGAGCAGGTGAACTTGAAGGCAAGTCACCACAAGATGTTATCTCTTATGTGGCAAGGGTTTCTAATCCACACAATCAAGAGAACTATAGAACAGCCGGTGGTCTTCTAAAGTACTGCATCAACCATGCCCACTGGAGTATCTTTGAGACAGTGTCTATGACACTTGAGATCAATACCAACAGAGGTATCGCTGCTCAGGTTCTACGTCATCGTTCCTTCACATTCCAAGAGTTCTCACAACGATATGCGGACACTAAGTTACTTGATCAGAACATCCCTGTCCCAGACCTTAGGCGACAAGACGATAAGAACCGGCAGAACTCGACCTCGGATCTACCGCCTGGTGTCCAAGCATCATATGGTGATAAGATTACTAAGCATTTTGATGACGCTATGTATCTTTACAACAATCTCCTTGACAGTGGGGTTGCCAAAGAGTGCGCTCGCTTTGTTCTTCCTCTTGCTACTCCTACCCGCATTTATATGACAGGCACTTGCAGGTCATGGGTACATTATATTAATTTGAGGACTGCCAATGGCACACAAAAAGAACACATGGAACTTGCAGAACAATGTCGAGAGGTGTTTGGATCTGTATTCCCTGATGTGGCGGAGGCACTTAACTGGTGAGACCTGCAACACGAGAAGCGATGGAGAAACTGTTCATCGCAAAATGGAACATCCCTAAGGCATCAAGGCACTGTGGTCTTACTGATAAGGAGATGAAGATCACTTTCAATGAGTACTGTGCCTTCCATCCTCCTACCTGGATGGTAGATAAATAACAATGTGAAGTAAATTTACAATGGCAACTTACCCAGTCATCAACCCAGACACTGGTGAACAAAAAGAAGTCAAGATGTCTATTCTTGATTGGACACAGTGGCAAGAGGACAACAAACCCTGGATACGTGACTGGAGTGATCCAGATACTTGTCCTGGAGTTGGTGAACACGGCGAATGGAAAGACAAACTGAATAACAAACACCCAGGGTGGAAAGAAGTTCTCAAGAAAGTTGAGAAGGCTCCGGGTCGCAAAGCAAAAAATCTTTATTAATCATGGCATTTCAAATCACCTACAAATTTCCAGATGGCGAGACTGCGACTCACGAGTGTGAGGAGGATCAGTACATCCTTGACGCAGCAGAAGAAGCAGGTCTCGATGTGAATTACTCATGTCGTGCTGGAGCCTGTTCCTCTTGTGCTGGTAAGATTGAATCTGGAACGGTGGATCAATCAGATCAAAGCTTCCTTGATGACGATCAGATCGATTCAGGATTTGTTCTCACTTGTGTGGCTTATCCAACCTCCGATGTTACAGTTCTTATGAACCAGGAGGAGTCCTTGTACTGATGGCAACTAAAACAAGAAAGAGAACAACAAAGAGAAGGGGTATTGGTTCTGGTAACATGTCAGAGGTAATGCCTTTGACTGAAAACCAAGAGAAAATCTTTAAGGCTTGGGATGAAGGTAAACACCTTTTCATCTATGGAGCAGCAGGTACAGGAAAGACTTTCTGTGCCCTTTATAAGGCTCTGTACGACTGCTTAAAGGAGGTTCCTTCTTACGATGCAGTCTATCTGGTTCGTTCCCTTGTGGCAACCAGAGAGATTGGTTTCCTTCCAGGTGATCATGATGATAAGTCGTCTCTTTATCAAATTCCATACAAGAACATGGTGAAATACATGTTTGAATTAGGTAATGATAATGAGTTTGAAACTCTTTATGAGACACTCAAACAACAAGAGACTGTGAAGTTTTGGAGCACATCATTCCTTAGGGGCGTGACATTAGACAACTCTGTTGTTATAATTGATGAGATGCAGAACCTAAACTTCCATGAGCTCGACTCCATCGTCACTCGTGTAGGTGAGAACACTCGCATCGTCTTCTGTGGAGACGCAATGCAGTCTGACTTACAACGTGACAAGGAG